GTGGAAAGGGCGCGTCGTGTCAGTGGTCTTCGGCGGCGTCACGGTGCAGATGCGCTGCGAGCCGATCTTCACGACGTTGAAGCGCTCGGGGCGGCGGGCGAACTACCAGATCAACTGCCGTCATCCGCTGTATCACGGCGGATGCAAGGTCAACGCAGCCGATTACAAAACCGAGGGCATCGTCGAGAGCGTGACGGGGACTGACGTGCGCGCCTCTGTCTTCCTGCCCAAGCCGATCGGCTGGTTCGTCGGCGGGCGCCTCATGGCCGCCGGCGCGCAACGGATGATCGTCGCCAGTTCCGGCGGCGCGGTGACCCTCTCGGCGCCGATTCCTGGCCTGAAGGCCGGCGACGCATTCGAGGCCTATCCGGGCTGTGACCACACGCTCGCGACCTGCGCCGACAAATTTCACAACCAGCTGAACTACGGCGGATTCCCCTACATCCCGGTGAAAAACCCGTTCACCGGGGACGCCATCGTTTGAGGAGTGATGCTATGTGGCAATACCTGATCGTGTGGGTGACAACGGCGGTCATATCGTCGCTGCTCGCCCCCAAAACCAAGACCACTACGCCGCAGCCCGGCGAAGTCGATACACCGATTGCCGCCGCCGACAGTCCGATCCCGGTGCTGTTCGGCACGCGGACGATCACGCAGCCGAACTGCGTCTGGTTCGGCGATGTGCGCACGACGCCGATCAGGACCAAAGGAGGTGGCAAGAAATGATCATCGCGACCCATCTCGATGCCAAGGCGCTCGGCTATTGCAACGCCGGGCTGCGCCGATGGTTTCCACGCGACGGCGTGACCTTCGATATGTTCCGCCGGCAGGGAGTGAGCACCGAATGGCTGCGCGCCAGCGGAGATGCGATGGCGATCCGCCTGGCCGAATACGTCGAGCGCCGGGTCGCCTCTGCAACGACTGAGCGTACTGAGACATGAGCGGCGGCGGCAAGGGGAGCAAGAGCGTCACGGTCGGCTACCGCTACTATGCGGGGATGCATCTGGTGCTGTGCCACGGCCCGGTCGATGCGCTCAACAAGATCGTGGTGGGCGAGCGCACGGCGTGGACCGGGCCGATGACTGCCAGCGGGCGCCTCCGCATCAACGCACCCGAACTTTTCGGCGGAGATCAACGCGAGGGCGGGATCGTCGGCGACGTCGATCTGGTGATGGGCGACGCGTCGGACGGCCCGAACGATTACCTCGTCTCTCATCTTGGCGCCAACGTGCCGGCGTTCCGGGGCGTGGTGTCGCTGGTGTTGCGTCGGCCGCAGCTGTCGGCGCTGAACCCCTACATCAAGCCCTGGAGCGCGGAAGTCACACGCATCTTCCGCCGCTCCGACGGATCGCCGCAGTGGTACTCGGACAAAGCCGACATCGCTGGCGACATGAACCCGGCGCACATCGTTTATGAATGCCTGACCGACCGCACCTGGGGATGCGGCTACAGCCCCGCCGACATCGACGAGGCGTCGTTTCGCGCTGCCGCCGACACGCTCCACGCCGAGCGGTTTGGGCTCTCGATCCTGTGGGATCAGCAGCAGGACATCGAGGCATTCATCGATCGCATCCTGCAACACATCGACGGCTCGCTCTACGTGAGCCCGCGCACGGGGCTATTTACGCTCAAATTGACCCGCGACGACTACGACCCGGCGACGCTGCTGGAGCTGAACCAGACCAACGTGATACGGATTGAATCATTCGAGCGATCGTTACCCGAGGAGCTGGTCAATCAGGTCACGCTCTCGTACCACGACCGCACGACCGACAAGAGCGTGTCGATCTCGGTGCAGGACATCGCCGGGATCGAGCGCTCCATGGGGGAAATCAAGGACGCCAAGGTGAGCTACGAGGGCGTGACCAATGGCGACCTAGCCGCGCGTCTGGCGATGCGGGATCTGCGTCAGTTGTCCTCCCCTCTGGCGAAAATCACGCTGGTGGCCAACCGTGCCGCCGCCGACCTCAACATCGGCGATGTGTTCAGGCTCTCCTGGCCCGAGCTGCGCATCGAGCGGTTGATCCTGCGGGTGGCGCAGATCAGCTACGGAACATTGACCGACGGCCGGGTGCGGATCATCTGCGTCGAGGACGTGTTCGGCCTGCCCGACGCCGTCTATCTCGCGCCCGCCGAGAGCGGATGGGTCGATCCCCGGCAAGGGCCCGTGCCGGCGAATGCCGTGGCCGTGGGCGAGCTGCCGTACTGGACGATCGTCCATGAGATGACAGGCGAGTCGGCCGCCGCCCAGGCAGAGATCGATCCGGATGGGGGGTTCCTGTCCGTCTCCGCGGTGCGCCCCTCGGATGCGGCGATCAACTACGCGGTGCTGACCCGGCAAGGATCGGCCCAGTTCGAGAAAATCGGCGTCGGCGACTTTGCCCCGTCCTGCGTGCTCGAGAATGACATCGGGCAGACCGAGACGGTGCTCCACGTGCTCTATGGCGTGGATCTTGATTTGGTGACACTCGACACCTACGCGCTGCTCGAAAGCGAGCTCGTGGCGGTGCGAGCCATCAACCTCGCCGCCGGAACGGTGACGGTGGATCGGGGCGTGCTCGACACGGTTCCGGCCAGGCACCCGGCCGGGGCGCGGCTCTATTTCGTCGAGGGCTGGCAGTTCTACAACACGATCCAGTACCTGAGCGGAGAGACGGTGCAGGTCAAAGCGTTGCCGGCAACCGGGATGGGCATGCTGGCCGAGGAATCGGCGCCTACGATCAGCTACACATTCGCCAGGCGGCAAATCCGTCCGTATCCCCCTGGGAAGTTCAGGGTCAACGGCCTAGATTACGGCCTGAGCCACATCACCGGCGAGATGACAGTCAGTTGGGCGCACCGCAGCCGGGTGCTGCAGACCGCCTATCTGGTGACCCAGGATGAATCGGATATCGGGCCGGAGCCAGGGACCACCTATACCGTGCGGGTCTACGGCGAGAACGGCACGCTCAGGCACACCGAACCGGGTCTGACCGGCACGAGTTGGACCTATCCGATGGCCCTCGAAATCGCCGAGAGCGGTCTGAATCGGCCGAACGAGAAACTGACCGTCAAGGTTGAGGCGGTACGCGACGGCTACACCAGCTGGCAGGCCCAGCAAATCGACATCCCCGAGTGCCGGGGCTACGGCATGTTCTACGGCGCAACCTACGGAGAATGACATGGCAGCACTACAAGGACCGAACCTGGGCGTGAATTACGGTTGGACCGCCAGGGAGTCTGGCTGGAACACCGGCATGGACGCCAACCTGAAACTGCTCGATGCCGTGCTACAGCTGTCGGTGAAGTCGCGCAGCACGGCATCACCCCCGGCCAACCCGGCCAACGGCGATCGCTACCTCATTCCAGCCGCCGCCACGGGCGAGTGGGCAGGCAAAGCGAACCAGATCGCCGTGCGCATCGCCAATGCATGGACGTACTACGCGCCCAAAATCGGATGGATTTGCTACATCGATGACGAGGCCAAGCTCTCGGTCTACAAGGCCTCCGGTTGGAGCGATGGCATTGCCATTTGAATATCATCGACATCATCGAGAGCGCCGCGCAGGCGCGCAGAATCGTGGACATCGAGGTTTGACATGATCGAACTCATCAACCGCATCGCTACCGGGCGAACCACCATTGATGACGCAGACGCTGTGCGCGCGATGGTGGCGGCGCTCCTCAACTCGCTCGCATTCGCCGCGTGGTGCGCCAAACACGCCCACGACGAGGAGACGAAAACCCGCGCCGCCGTCCTGTGGTCCAGCACGGCTGACGCACTGGACCACGGAGAGGCGTGATGGCCGACGACTGCGCGCAAAACAACTGGTGCAGCGCCGTGCTGGTGCGGCTCGACCAGATGGAACGCAACCTGGACGAAACCCGCTCCACTCTGCGCGAGGTGGCGACGGCCCTCAACAAGCTGGCCGTGATAGAGGAGCGCCAGCAGGCATCATCAACCGCCATCGAGCGCCTGGCAGTGGAGCAAAAAAAACTCGACGAACGGCTGCGCGCGCTCGAGATCGCCGAGCCCATGCAGGCGCAAACTGCCGAATGGGTCAAAAACGCCATCTGGGCCGCCGCCAGCGCCGCGGCCATGTTCGCCGCCAACCGACTGGGGCTGTTCTGATGGCCGGCAAAAAACGCATGGCGATCGCCTCGATCGGCGCTACCGCCGCGGCCGTGGCGCTGATTGCACAGTTCGAGGGGTATTCCGGCAAGGCGTACGATGATGGAGGCGGTGTGCAAACCATCGGTTTTGGCAGCACCCGCAAACCGGACGGAACACCGGTGCGACCGGGCGATACCGTCACCCCGCAGCGCGCCGTGGTCATGCTCGCACGTGACGCCGACCAGCACGCGCGAGAGCTCGCCGAGTGCATCGGGGATGTGCCGCTATACCGGCACGAGTGGGATGCATATGTGAGCTGGGCGTACAACGTCGGCACGGCGGCAGCGTGCAGATCGACACTCGTTAAAAAACTGCGCCAGACGCCGCCAGACTACGCCGGCGCATGCGCCGAGCTGCTCAAATGGACAAGGGCCGGAGGGCGCGAACTGCCGGGGCTGGTGGCTCGCCGCCGTGCCGAATACCGCCTGTGCATGGGGGAACCAGACAATGCTGCCACTCGGTAACCGTATCGCCATCGCCGCCGTGATCCTCGTGATCGCATGTTTCGGCGCCTACA